AGTATGAGCAATGAAAAGATAATTTGGGACTATTTCAGTGCCAAGGGATTAAATGATTATGCCGTAGCTGGTATACTTGGCAATTTATATGCTGAGAGCGGGCTAAAATCAGACAATCTTCAAAATGCTTTTGAGAACATTTTGAATATGAACGATAGCGCATATATGGCAGCTGTTGATTCAGGGGCATATATAAACTTTGCCAACGATAGGTCAGGGTGGGAGATATGCCAGTGGACATTTTGGACTCGGAAGCAAGCCCTGCTGGATTTTGCTAAGGCGTCTGGAAAATCTATCGGCGATCTCATTATGCAGCTGGATTTTCTTTGGAAAGAGCTATCCGAGAGCTACCCCGGCGTGCTGGCGGTGCTGCGGGCGGCAACCTCTGTATTGGAGGCTTCCAATGCCGTGCTGCTGAACTTTGAGAAGCCGGCAAACCAGAGTAAGGATGTTCAGAAGAAGCGTGCTGAGTATGGGCAGCGGTACTATGACCAGTTTGCCTCGCAGACTGCTCCTGCGTCCAACTCTGATTTGGAACAGTTCAGAAAACTCTTTCAGGAAATGAGAGCTGAACTGCAGGACAACGACTGCGGCCAGTGGAGCGCTGAGGCGCGGCAGTGGGCGTTGGATATGGGTTTGATTACCGGCAACGGGACTGTCATCAATGGTGAACCCAACTATATGTGGCAAGACCTTGTTACCCGTGAACAGTTCGTGACGGTGCTCTACCGTCTTGCTTAAATCATGGGATCGCCGGCATGAAAAGTATCTACGGTTAGTAACGAAAATTTCTGACCGTTCGGAAATAAAGAGGTGAACTTCAATGGTCGATATCAACAACATTGTATCCCGTGGTGGGTACCTGGTGGATGGCGCAACAGGAGAGAAAGTCCTGTTCTATGAGTGCGATCCCAGAAAAAACACGGAATGTAATCATGAAATGTGTCGGGGTGACGCAGCAGAGGACGAGGGTAGCTTTGGATTCTGCTCTAAGACACTCGATCCGCGTTTCCGCAAAGACGGCGGTAAGGCTTGGTACGCTGTGCTGAAGGCATCAGAGGACGGCGGTGAGCCTTACTGGGGCAGAGAATACGTGGAGGTGGTTTGAAATGATGACGGTTCAAGAATGTATCCAGTACGTTGAAAGCCATCTGGAGATCCGCCCTGCGACGAATAACGGAGCTTATACCAGCGGGAGAACGATCAAGCCTGCCGGCTGCGTGAACCATTCTGTTGGCTGCGCCCAACCTTCTGTCGATGTGTTTTTCAACACGATGAACAAGTCCAGCGCGGGCTGGGGTGTTAATGCTCTCCTTGGAGACTTCCATAAGGGCGAAGGACGAATTATTCTCACTTTGCAATGGAATGGTCGCCCGTGGGGATGCGGCTCCGGCAGTAAGGGTTCGTGGAATAACACGAAGGTACAGTGGGAGATTTGCGAACCCGCAGGCCACACCTATGCTGGCGGCACGATGGTCGGATACGACGTGGCGAAAAACCAGGGCTATTTCGACCGGATGTGGAAAATGGTCGTGGCATGGAATGTCTATATGGTCAAGAAATTCGGATATCCGATTTCTGGGATCAGCGATCACGCAGAGTCATATCGTGCCGGCTACGGCTCCAACCATGGCGACGTGGGGCAGTGGTGGCCGAAGCATGGCAAGAGCATGGATGCTCTGCGGAAAGAAGTTCAGGAAATTCTCAATGGCGAAACGGAGGATGATGACATGGATGTAGTACGTTTCAAAGAACTCTGGGGCGAAATGCGTAAGGAACTCCAGGACAATGACGCAAGCGCATACAGCGCAGAAGCACGCGAGTGGGCAACGAAGAATGGCCTGATCGCCGGCAATGGTACAACCGTCAATGGCGAGCCGAATTGTATGTGGGGCGACATTTTGACCCGCGAGCAGTTCGTCACCGTTCTTTATCGTTGGACTCAGATGATGGGCAAGGCGTAAAATGACCATCTCGATCGAGCGTGGTAAGAAGAAAAGCAAGCCGAAATCGAAGAGGCCACGCCTTGGATTTACCAACTGGCTTGCTGTATGTATCATGATTTTCCTTGCCGCTGGATTGGCCGGCGGCTTTTACCTTGCTCGACTGAGTATCGTATATGG